GCCGCACCAGGGCCGCCACGCCTTCGATCACGATCCGATGCCCGCTGCCGACGACCGCCATCGGCCGTTACGGGGCGATGCCGGCAACCCAGGCGGTTCCGCTCCAGTGCGCCGTCGAGCCGTCCCCGAGCTTGACGTAAGTGCCGGTCGGCCAGGCCGAGACCGGCGCCGCGACAACGGCAGCCATGCCGGCCAGGTTCGCCGGCGCCATCGCGCCCGCCGGCGTGAACGAACCTGGAGAGCTGACGCCGTTCGCGCCCGTGGCCGCTACCATGCTGGTCCGGGTCCAGGCCCCGTTCGCGACAAACGTGGCGTCGATGGTGACCGCCGCCGTGACGCCGCCCTTGATGTTCGCATCCAGGTGCGCCGGGCCTTCCCAGGCCTGCGAAGAGGTCGCGCTCGGATAGATCGCCAGGAAGCAGCCGGTATCGACATCGGCGGCATCGAAGATCACATCGGTGAGCCGATCCCAGAATGCGGTGAAGGAACCGGACAGATCCTTCAGGCCCATGACGTAGCGCTTGTTCGCGTCGCCGAGCGACGTGACTTCGACCTTGTCCTTCGCCATGTTGAGCGTCCAATCGGAAATGTTTCCGATCGCGACGTAGGGATCGCCCGCGTTCATTTTCAGCGCGACGATGCCTTCCTTGCCGTGCGTGCCGGGATTGTTGACGGGTGCGGCCGGTGCTGCCATGTCGTATCTCCTTCAAGCAAACTGCCAAACGTAAACTCTTCAGGCCGTCCCGGTGACGTGCAGACCGGCCCGCTCGACCAGGTCCACCAGGGCGGCGGTCATAATCCGGCGGCGCTGCATCGCGATCGGAATGAACACGTGCCCGGCGGGCATCTTCCCCGTCTTCTTGCCGCTCGCCCATTGCCGAGGCCCGGAGCCCTTCTCGAAGATCCAGGCGCCGGCCGCCCAGGGGCCTCGACGGAAACGCGCGATGTTCTTCACGCTCGCGCCCGCACTCGCCGCATCGCGCCGGATCTCCAGGCGCAGCCCATCGGCCAGGTTGCCGCTGCGCTTGGGATAGGCCGCCTCGATCTGGCGCATGGCCTCGGCGCCCTGCGCCTGGACAATCGCGGCGGATTCGGCCACGAGCTGCTTCGGCAGCTCCAGGAGCGCCTTCCGCAGCTCCTCGATCCCGTTAATGCGTAGCTGATTCCCGGCCACGGGCGACGACCTCCACGCACATGAGCACCAGGTCTTGATGGCGCTCGTCGATGTCATTCACGCTCTGGACCTGCAAGGTCCGCCCCTCGAAGACGATCTGTGTCTCCAGCGTGATCCCAGGGTGATACCGGCCCCGGACAAAGAACGCCGCGAGGCCATCGATGACTTGCCCGGCGGCCGATTGGATCGCACAGTCCCAGGCTGCGGGGTCCAACACGACCGCCGGATCGACATCCTTCAGCGTCACGCGGTGCCGATAATCGCCGAGGCCCATGGTCTACGCCAGCGCCGGATCACGATAGTTCGACAGGTCGTTCTGGATCGCGCGCCAGACGGCGGCCTCGTCGGTGCTGGCCTGGCCGAGCGTGTCGCCGCGATTCTGATACTTGTACGCCGTCAGGAGCAGGATCGCGCTCTTCACGTTGCGCGGCGCCGTCGCCGGCGTCCAGCTGGCATCAGCGGCCGGCCCGAGATGCGCCAGGACGGCCTCTTCGGCGGCGGCCAACTTCTCGGCGACATCCTCATCGTGCAGGTTGTCGGTGATGTGCAGATGGACCTTCGCCTCGGCCGTGGTGAGCAGCGGCGCGGCGAGCGTGACGCGCGAAAAGTCCAGCGTCATTGCACGGCCTCGGACGCCACATCGACGGGCGGCGCGGGCGTCGGCGGCGCGGCCGGTGCGGGGCTACTCAGATCCCGCATCGCGAGGGCCTCCAGCGAGTAGTACTGCTGCTGCAAGTAGGGCGAGTCGCCGCCGGGCACCGGGCCGAGGCCGAAGTACTTCAGCCGCGCTTCATTCGGGGACATCGCGCCGGCGCTGATCGCATCGTGCGCCGCCTTCGTCTTGGTCGCGGTGTCCATCCAGATCAAGTCATCCAGGTCGAACTCGGTGCCGTAGGGGTCGGGCAGCTCCAGCCCGGCATCGAGCGCGTTCTCGATGGCGTTCAGATGCGTCTGCAAGCACTGCGAGTGATACTGCAAGGTGGACGCTTCGTTGTTGGCGTAGGGCGGCTGCTGGCTGGAGTCCACCATCGAGATCGGCACGCCGAAGGCGCCCGCGATGGTCTTCGCGGTCCAGCCCATTTGATCGATCCATTGCGAGTCGGCGGCTGAGCTGCCGATCGGTTCGTACTTCAGGAAGTCCCCGAGGATCGCGGTCCGATTCGATCCCAGGTTGTTCCACTTCTCGCTGATGCGCTCGATGGTCTTCTGGTCCATGGACGGCGCGCCGGCGGGCGGCGTCAGCATGCCACTCGGCCGGCCGCCGCCCGAGAAGAAGGCGGTACTCGAGGCCTGCATCGCCAGGGCCTGGCTCGCGGCCCCGCCGCAGGCGTAGAGCGGCGAGAGGCCGACCAGCGGATGGAAGGCACAGTTCCAGCGGTCGTGGATGATCTCTTTCGCCGCGAGGATGGCCGGCCCCTCGCTCGTCGGCAGACCGACCAGGTCGCTGGTCTGGAGTTCGTAGTAGACGCTCCCATCGGGCGCGACCAGCGGTTTCACGCGGCACGGGTCCAGGACATACAACGAGGTCACCACGCCGCGCTGGTCGCGGTCCTTCAAGACGTAGGTGTTCCCCCAGAGCAGCTTCGAGAACATCCAGACTTCGAAGAACTGCGCCGGCGTCTGGTAGTGATTCGGCACACGCAGCACGGGCGAAAACGCCGGGCTCGTCGTCTCGTGCCAGATCCCGTTGGCATCGACGGCGACGAGCCGCAGCGGCAGCTTCCCGATATCGGAAGCGATGAGCGAGACGCACCGGAAGACGACCGGATTCGCCAGCGCCGTTTCGAGCCGCAGCTCGACGTTGTTCTGCCAGGCGCCGGCGTAGGGTTCATGGACGAGCGGCGTCCACGCGCCCATGCCGCCGGGCGGGGCATTGGTGCCAGGGGCGAAGACCTGGCGCAGCGACGAGCGGAGCGACGCGAGCAGGCCCACGCCGTGTTAGCCCTTGCTGGCGCGGCCCGCCGGCGCCTCGGCGCCCGTCGGCGCCGGCCAGGCCGCCGCCGTGAGGTACTTGACCGCGTTCGGGTTGGCCTTCGCCCAGTTGATGAAGCGCTCGGCCCGGAGTCCCACGCAGTTGTTCTGCCACAGGGAGACCAGCACCGTCGTCGCGTCCGCCGGCGACATGGGCGCGCTGTCCATCTGGAGCGAGGCCTGCTCGGAGGCGTCGATCGTCACGCCGCCATCATCGGCGTACAGGACCAGCGAGGGCTGCAGCGCGATGACGTTGGCGCCGGCGGCCTGGCTCGTGATGAACGTCAGGCCCTTGTACGTGCCGCCGTTGATCGTGATACCAGGAAACTCCGGCGAGCCGTCGATGTTCGTCCGGAAGGTCAGCGAGAGGGCATTCGCCGCCGACATGATGAAGGTCACGCCGCCGACCGCGATGTTGTTCGTCGCGAAATGCGCGATCAAGCTGATGATGTCCGCGAGCGGATTGGTCGTCGCGGCGGCCGTGGGCGCGCCGTTGGTGACCGACGCCGGGTTGACGCCGGCGACGGCGGCCACGGCGGGGTCAATGAACTGCGAATCCAGGAACTGCGCGATGCCGGCGATCATGTCGGCCCGGACCAGGGCCTCGGCGCTCGGGTTGCTGAGCATCACCAGTTCCTTGGTGAGCACGATGATCCCGGCGGCCTTCGAGATGCCGAGCGACGTGGACGAGAACGCCAGCTTCGTGACCGGCTTCGGCTTGCTCTCCCCGACCCAGCCATACGTGCCGCCGGCCGTCTGCGTCGGCACCTTCGTATTGAAGGGCACCTGACGCAGGCCCGGGATCTTGCCGAGGATCGTGGCCGGCCGGAGCAGCTCGATAAACTCGTTCGAGATGTTCTGACTGACAAGCGGCGACGCCCAGGTCGCATCGGTGGCCGTGCCAGGGGCGACAGCGGCCTTCAGATACAGGGCGACCTCGGGCGTCGAATCCTTCCAGCGTTCTTCGGCGTAGTGGATCGCATCGCGCACGTTGCCCTTGCAGATGAGCTGCGCGCAGGCGGCCCGGACAAACGCCGTCCCGAGCGGCACGTTGGCCTTGACCGAGATCGACGGGTACTGGACGCGCGGCGCCGGCGCCGGCGGCACCGGGACCGCTGCCGTGATCTGGAGCTTCTCGTGTTCGCGCCAGCGCCCGAGGTCCGCATCGATGGACTTGACCTGCACGGCCAGGCCATCGTGTTCGGTGGACTCTTCATCGGTGAGCGTGCGGTCTTCATCGGCGCCGAGCTTCATGATCTCGCTCATGCGTCCGGCAGTCGCCGCGCGCTTGTTTTCAAGGTTCTGGATATGTTCGGCGGTCGTGGGTTTCGACATGGCGGTCCGCTCCTTCGCGCGGGGAAACGTGAGCGACTTGACGGTGAGAATCGTGGCGGCGGCATTCGCCGGAATGGTGACGAGGGAGAGTTCGCAGATTTCGCTCTTCGTGACCTTGCGGGCGCCGGACTTCATCCGCTCGACGCCATCGGCCAAGACGCGGTACCCGATGGAGACGCCGGTGATGATGCCGGCCTTGACCGATTGTCAGGCCTCATCGACGCGCGACTTGAGCGCACCAGGTTCGTCAATGCTCGGGATCGTGGCCTCGAAGAGAATGCCCGCCGGCGTGACGGTGAGCTGCGCGCGCCCGATCGGTTCGTACGGGTTGTGATGCCACAACAGCGGCAGGGAGTTCTTGAAGGTGACGCCGGCCGGATCGAGCATGTCGCCTTGGCGGTCCAGCTCGGGCGTGGAGGCGACGCCGGAGAATGTCCGCCGCTCCGGTTCGACGGACTTGATTTCGAGCAGGCTGTACGCGCGGTCCATCGGTTCACGAGTGGACCGCACCAGGTACCGCCCGGTCTATTTACGGCGACGAAAGTGTGACAGGGAAGGTCAGCCCTTCGGCGCCGGGCGCGCGGCCCTGGTGACGACCCGCCGCAGCCAGTCCCCGAGCGAGAGTCGCGCGGCGGCGGCCTGCTTCTGCGTCTGGTCGTATTGCTTGCCAGGCAGCCGGAAGTGCACGTTCACAGAGGCATCGTCACGCGCGAGCGGCGGCCGGCCTCGGGGTTTCATCCGACCACGACCATCTGATAACTCGGGGAGGCGGTCGGCGCGAGGCGGTTCATGACATCGACGGCCATGATGAGCGCGACCACGCCATCGATCCGCTCGGTGGAGATGTCCTTGTTCGGGCGGATGTTGCCGGCCGAGTCGGTCTCCACGGCCACGTTCGAGACATTCCAGCGCAGGACCGGATCGCCGGAATGGCGCAGCCGGCGGCCGAGGATCGCGGCCTCCAGGGACTTGGTCGGCGCCGAGAGGGACGCGAAGCCCTGGCGCATCGAGACGCACTTCAGCCCGTCCTGCTGCTGCAGGCGTGTCACCAGGTCGGTCGCGTTCCACGGATCGAAGGCCACCATCTGCAAGGAGAACTCGGCGGCCCATTGTCGCAGGACTTGCCGCAGGATGTCATAATCCACGACCGCTCCAGGCGTGGAAGTCAACACATGCGCCCGCGCCCAATCCTCGTAGGGGACGTGATCCCGCCTGGAGCGTTCTCGAATCCGCTCTTCCGGCACGAAGAACTGCGCCAGGACATCGAAGCCCGTCTCGTCCGGGAAGACCGCGACCAGGGCGGTCAAGTCGGTCGTCGTGCTCAAGTCCATCCCGACGTAACAGCGCCGGCCGGCCAGCTCCGCGCGGTCACGCGGTACGCGGCAGGCGTCCCACGCGGACATCTGGATCCAGCGGGCGGCCTGCTCGGTCCACTGGTTCAGATACAGCCGGCGGAACGTGTTTTCCTGGGCGGGGATCTCGCGCGCCCGGGCGCACATCGTCGCCATCTCTTCGAGACTCCGGAAGTCCCCGAGCGCCGGATTCGCGGCGCGCCAGACCGCCGGCGAGGTCCAATCGGCGTCGATGGGCGCCTCGTACAGGATCGGCAGGAAGGTCGGGTCCAATGCCGGATGCTCCTGGACCTTCATCGCGTGCGCGTAGAGTTCCCAGAGAATCGAATGGCGGTCATACCCCGCCGTCGTGATCGCCATCAGAAGCGGCTGCGCGCGGGCGCCCTGGCTCGTCGCGAGGACATCCCAGAGATCGCGATTCGGCGCCGCGTGGAGTTCGTCATAGATCACGACCGACGCATTAAACCCGTGCTTGGAGTAGGCCTCAGCGGAGATCGCGCGGTAGAAGCTGCCGGAACCTGGATGGACGATCCGCTTCTGCGAATCGATGATCTCCACCACGTCGAGCAGCTCCGGGGCCTGGCGCAGCATCGCGGCGGCGGCATTGAAGACGAGCGAGGCCTGATCGCGGTCGGCGGCGGCCGAGTAGACTTCCGCGCCCATCTCGCCATCGAAGAGCAGGAAGTAGATCGCGAGCGCGGCGGCCAGCTCCGTCTTGCCGTTCTTGCGCGGCAACATGAGCAGGCAGGTCCGGAATTGCCGGAGGCCATCCGGCCGCGTCGTGAAGAGCTGCTGCACGATGCGGCGCTGCCAGGGCCGCAGGTCAAACGACCGGCCGGCAAACGGCCCCTTCGTATGCGTCAGGCGGTTGATCAAGTCCATCGCCCGGCGCGCTTGCCCGGAGGGGCGGGCTAGCGCAGCACGTCGGCCCATATCCTGCTCGGCGTCGGAGTGGCGGGTGTCTGCACTCGGACGCGCGAACTCGGCGTGAGGCCGAACTCGATGAGCAGGCCGCGCATCTGCGTCAGGCTGTTGTGCGCGATCTTCACGTAGGGAGACACGACCGGGACGGCGTGATCCTTGTCCTTCAGGACCATGCCCCACTTGCGAATCTGTCCGGTCGCTTCCTTCCAGGTCGCCCAGGCCTCACAGTAGGCGGCGAGCGCAGCGGTATCGCTCTCGGTCAAGATGCCGAGCCGGATCAACTGCGGCGCGAGGCGCGTCCATTCCGACTGCGCCTCCGGCCCGAGCCAGTCGGGCGGCGGCGCGGTCTCCAGCTTGGTCGGCATCGGTTCTGCCGGGCTCGGCTTGCGCTTGCCGGGCAGCCCGCGCAGGACCTTCAGCGCGGTCGGGTGCGGCTTACGCCCGCGCATACAGGCCCTCCAGCGTGAGGCCGTATTCGTTACTGCCGGCCGGAATGACCACGCCCGGTCGACGCACGAGCCGATTGCCGGCGAACGGCCGGTAATCCACGTGATGATGGATGCGGCCGAAGCGGTAGACGAGCTTCGACACGTCTGGATGGAGCGCGACCTGCATCGCGGATTTCGGGCCGGTGCCCTCGTGGGCGTAGAACTCCGTGGTGCAACCGCCGGAGGCCATCTGCGTCCGCAGTTTCTTCTGCAGGAAGGCGCGAAAGAGGACCGTGCACCAGCCGGCCTTGAGCAGCCGCAGCGACAGATCGGTGTCCTCGTTGTAGCGCCCGCGCCAGCGAAACGGCAGCGCATTGCGAATCAGGTTGCAGGAATAGATCCGCGTGTTGAGCATGAGCGGTGACTGTACGACGCGGCGCGGGACGAACATCTCGTAGTGCGGACCGGCCATGCCGACGTTCACGTACCGATCGCAGAACTCTTCCATCGCCCAGAACCCGGTGCCGCAGGCGACGCGGATCTTCGTGTTCCGGTTGAGCCGATAGAAGCACTGGATGTTGTCATCCATGACCCAGTGCGACGAGGCGCCGCGTGCGATCGCGTGGTCCCAGGCGAAGTTACGTGCCGGACCAGGCCCGCGCGACTTGGTGTCGCCGAGCCAGTCGCACGTGTCGTAGTCCCGCTGATAGGCCGGATCGAGCACCAGCACGCGCGCCGGATCGATGACGGCCCGATACTGGTCGGCCTCCTGCGCCTCCACGATGATGGAGTAAGGCACGCCCATGGCCTCCAGCGCGCGGGCGGTCCAGCGCAGGCGCGCTCTACCTTTCGACACGATGTAGATCGGGTATCTCGGCTGCATCGCGGTATCGCTTGTCTCGAAACACGGCCTTCGGTTCGTCCGGGAACCAGAGGTACCGCACGGTCTTCGTGAGTGCGCGGCCGAGGAGGACCGCGAAGGCCTCCAGGGCGGCGGCGTCCTTGAAATGCAATTGGATCGTATGGAAGGCCGTCTCGTCGGTCTGCGTGAACTCCGGCAGCCCGGTATATTCCGCTTGCGGGTCCGCCTCCCCAGGCCCGAGCACGCCGAGCGCCGCCAGCTCCCTGTCGTAGATCGCCAGGTCCCGCTTTTGATCGGGTGTCAGGCCTGAGCGGCGGACCGCGATGAGTGTCTGCCCGTCCGCCTCGACCACACGCACCTTCGTGATACCGGCCGCCGACGCGGCCTCCACCACGCCGTTACCCGCCAAGGATCTCCCCCGTCTCATCGATCACAATGGACCGTGACGCCCCGACCTT